TTTTGAAAATCTGCCCAATGAGATACAACAGTTAAAGATAATACTGATTCATCTGTTGACTCACTTATAGCGTATGTATCAATAGTACCTTTGTATAGTAAAAATGGATCAGATATTATTTGATTTGTATTACCTAAAAACCCTCTGTAGATTTCTACAGGATCGTTTACTATATTCTCGTTTAGTGCTGTTGATATAAAAGTTAAATCTGCACCAGATAAATCTATTTTTAATGATGTTTTACTTAAATCAGTTTCCTCTGTAAATGATGGGTTAGATACAAGAAAAGGTGAAGCAGTATATGTTTTGCTAGAACCAGATATTGATGAAGTCAAACTAAAACTATTATCAGTTAAATTAACTGGTGTAGAAAAGCCAATAGTTAGCAAATGAAATGGTACAATCTCATTTGTTGCTAGGTGGTTTTTTACCGCTGTTGATAGACTCCTCGTCATAATCTTCTATACTCTTTCTTGTTACTTTAATATCTGTATATACTTTAAATGTAGCATTTTTTCCAGGAAACTCATGCTTTTTTAAATCTAATTTATCAGCATCAATATCTTTGGCATCTACAATTTCCTCCGCCATAAAATCTGCATTACAGATATATTTTATTTTATAAAGCTTCTTCGACATCAAATTCAAATTGGTATAATGCGTTTCCATCTTTATCTGCACCTACTACACCAAATTCTTGTATGTCATTTTCTAAATGAACTTTAAAAGACACATTATCAAAAGTAACAACGCTGTCATCAGATATGCTTGATTGTAATGGAGGTTCTATTGTAAGAGTTGCTTCATTTGATCCGTCAGCTGTGCTATCTGCCACAACCATATAAATTTTTGTGTGAGAGGCAAACTTAATTAAATCTCCAGCTTTTAGTGTGCCTGTCATAGCATCAACATTGACTGATGTAACACCAGCAGCAAATGTGCCATTTACTAAAACTGTTCCACTTACATTACCTTTAGCTGAACTAATATCTGGTGGAACAATATCAAAACTTTCTTTGCCTGATCTTTGTTTAATTATAAAGGCCATAAGCTCCCCATAAATATCACTTCTTTTTCCTACAATTACTCTAGCAGTAAAACCAAATCTTTGATTATCAACTACTCTTGATAAATGTTTTCCGTTTATTGATTTAGATGAAATAGTATTTTGTTTAGATGAAAAACCCATAGTTTCAAATTTTGCTGTTGCTATTGGAAATGTGCCACTCATTATACTAATTCTCCTCTTCCTTTTTCTGTCAAAGCATTATTAATAATTGCAGTAATAGTGCCTCTGTTTTCTTGCAATGCCTCATCAAAACCTCTTGTGTCCATAGCAGTTATGTTAAAATTAACATTAACAGCTCTGCCAGCTGTACCTCTTGCGTTTTGAGTTATTTGACCTGAGCTGTTAGGTATAAATAATTCTGGGCCTCTTTCACCAACTACAGTAGGTTGACCTTTACCTACAGAACCACCACTTGCCATAAATCCTAAGAATCCTAATGGATTGCCTGACATAAGCATAGTTGTTCCTTGTATTTTTTTTTGTTTCTCTAATTCTTTATTTTGTGCTTTTATAGTTTGTAATTTTGTTAAATGTGCTGCTGCATCAATACTATTTAAAATACCAATTTCTCTTGCAGTATTTTTTTCCTTATCTTTTTCTTTAAATATTTTACCTGCTAATAAAAATCTAATAGATTCTTGTAAAACAATTTGTATAGTAAAAGCTAAAATATCAACAAATATTTTTTGTGCTAATTCTTTCATAGACATATTTAAGTCTTTACCTAAAACTATTGCTTCAGCTAATGATCTTGAAAAAGCTTTTATACTGCTTGTAGCAATTTTTGCTACTGTAGTGTTAATAGCCTCAAAATCTTTTTTAAATTGTTCCAAAACTCCATCTTTGATTTTTTGTAAACTTAAACCAGTTTTTTCAGTTTGTTTTTCAAAGTTAGTTGCTGCTTTCATCAATTCTTCCATAGATTTTCTTGATGCTAAAATACCTTCGTCAACTTTTTTTATAAATTCATTAGCTTTTTCAAAAGTCCTACCCATGTTACCATCAGCATTATCTTTAAAAAATTTATTTGTAAGTTCATCTAAATCAACTCCCATTTTTTTTAACAATGCTAGAATTGCAACAACTGCTATTTTACCTCCACGACCTAACATTAAAAAACCAACTATCCCAAGTTCTCTAATGCCTGGTGGTAATGCTTTTACTACCTCTAACAAAGCATTGATTCCGTTAAAAGCAATTCTAAATACAGGGCCTAACATATCTATTAATGCAGCAGTTCCTAAAATAGCTTGTTTGATAAATGCTACTAATCCTTTACCAACCGCAGTAGAAAAATCTGCTAAGGCTTTTTCATTGGCCTCAATAGTTCTGTTTATTACAATTAAACCTTCTTTAACAAAATCAAAGAAACCAGATTGGTTAGTTTGAAGTTTAAACTTAAATAGTTTATCTCCAAGCATTGATAATGTACCTGTAAATGTAGTTGCTAATACTTCTGTTGCTTTTGAGAATCTTCCGTTCTCTCCAAATAATTCTTCAAATCTATCTATGGTCTGTTGTGTTGTAACCTGCATACCTGCTTCAAATCCAAGTAATGCTCTAACACCTCTTTCTCTAAATAAATCTGCTGCACCTATACCAGAAGAAAATGATCTTTGTATTTGTTCTGCTGTTGTTCTAAAATCCAGTCCTGTTACAGCTGCAACATTACCTGTAATTTTTAAAATTTTATTTAATTCCTCTGCATCTTTAGCAACAACTGCTAAATTACCAGAAGCTCCTGCTATTTCTTGAAGTGAAAAAGGAACTCTAGCTGCAAAATCAATAAGGCCACTAAATGCTTTTTTCCCTTCCTCTACATTCCCAAATAAAAAATTAAATCTTATTCCTAATTCTTCTACTTCTCTACCTACATTAATAAATGATCTAACAACTAAACCGCCACCTATTCCTATTAAAGCTGATTGTACAGAAAAAATTGATGCTCTTAAATTTGCAAGACCTGCACTTATACCTCTAAATGCAGCTTTTGTTTTATCTTTTGCAAGTATATTTAATACTAAATTTTGTGCCATATATTACCTTGACTTAGTCATAGCCTGTCTGTGTTCTTCTTGTTCTAATAATAAAAAGCCTAACCAATGGTTAAATTCCCATTCTTCCATTTGTAAAACTTCTCTTAATGATATTTTTAATCTATCAGCAACAATAAAACAATTCTTTAATTGAGGATCAGATTTTAGTTTTTTTTTACTTCTTCAGGATTCATTACCTGTACCATAGCTGTCGCTATCCGAGAGAGTACATCTGAATCTACCTTTGTCATCAAGTCCATTTTATCATCTAATTTAAAGATTTTTTTACCATCTTTATCTAAAGACTTCATAACCACTATGTCAGCAAGAATACTAACATCATTCATATTATCAGACTTTTTGAATAATTTATTTTTCTCAAATAAATTTATAGGATTCCAATAAATAACAGTAGGTTTACCATCATCATCTGTCCATTCAGCAACCTCAATAGATTGAACTCCAATATTCTCAAAATGAGTTTTGGCCCTTTCTAAGATTGACATAAATTATTATTCTGTTCCTATTGTTAAAGCACCTGTTCCTTGAAATGTAACACTTCTTGAAACAATACCATCTAAAGGTTGAGATACTGACATTCCTGTAACAATACCTGTTCCTTCAAATTTTCTGTCGCCTGTTGAACTTCCTTCTGGTAACAATTTAAAAGTAATGCTTGAACCTGATGTTAATTGTGTTTGTACGCTATCAGCTTCGTCAAAGTGCATTTCTAAACTACCAGAGAAAGATGTTCTACCAGCAATAAAAGATTTTGCTGCATCCGACATTTGTGTGCTTTCTACAACATCACCAGATGTTTCTAAAGTAAATGATGTAAGCTCGCCAACTGCTGTGCTTCCTACAACTACTTCACCTTCTTTTCCATGATGTACTGCCATATTTTCCTCCGTTAAATGCTTATATTATTTTTCTTCTTCTTCGTCAACTTCTTCATCATCTTCTTCAAAATCTTCTTCAGAATCATCCTCCCAGGACTCATCTTCATCATCTCTTAAATCAGCTAATAAATCTTTTACTTCCTCACACATAAGACTTTCTTTATCGTGTAACTTTTCTATTGAGTCTATTTTTTTTTCTATCTTATCTATAATTTTGTCTTTGCTTGCCATTTATCCTCCTTATGGTGTTCCAGCTTCAAAAGTGTAAATACATCTTATAGTCATCCGTATCCCACCGATTGGGAATAAAGTGCCTTCGTCTGTTTCCACAGATACGATTTCTGTATCGAGTGCATTACCACTTCTAGTAATATCAGATTCTAGCTCTGTTTCAATAGCAGTAATTAACTGATTTCTTTTAGTGTCAATATTTGATTCTGCACCTTTTACAAATCCACTAACAACAAAGTCTATTGTTCCTTGTCTAGTTTTAGCTCCTGTGCCTAATTCTATATCTTCTCTTGTCTCCTCAGATGTTTGGATAATAACAGCTGGATATTGTTTATCTGATAATTCGTCAATATCAAAAGGTTGCCTTGTTACTTTTTTAATAGCTGGACTTGATATACCACTTATTGTTGATGCTATATTAGATGCAATGTTTTCTCTTGTACTCATAATTTAAACTTTCTAATTTCTTTTTCCATAAATTTTACAAACTCTTTTTGTATCATCTTTTCAGTCCTTTTACCAAAGCCAAAAAATTGTCTTTTAGGTTCGTTAAGAACTTGGTTAAATAAAGCTCTATTTCGCATCTCAGAATTGTTAAAAAAAACAACTGCTTTACTTTTTGATTGAACTTTACCTGTGATTGATCCTAACATTCTTCCAGAGTAAATAAGATCAACACTTTGTGGCTTGCCTTCCCTTTGTAGCCTTTTTAAATATTGCTCACTATATGGTGCAAATCTACGTCTGTTAAAATCTTGACCTTTTTGTGTCAATTCTTTGATTATTGCTTGGAGTCTAAAACTTGCTTGTGCAAGGCCTTTTTTTGTAAGATTAGGAAATCTTTTAAAAAATCTATCAAATTTTTTTTGAACTTGTTTTAAGTTTGATCTAACTTCTAGGCTAACAGCCATAGTAATTACCTGACCAATCTACCTGAGCTATGTAAAGGTTCTCTTTCGTTTTTAACAATATTGCCATCACCAGTAGAGTCATATTCTACGCCATCTTCCATAATCTCAAACCATTCTTTATTGTATTCTGACATATAATACTCAGCCATTCTTTCAAATCTATCTTTGTCAGCTTCTGGTCTAAATTTAGTTAGTGCAGGGCAAAAGAATCTACCAAGAAATAAATATACACCAGCTCTTTCAAACTGGTCTAAATTGACTTTTGTATTAACCATTTCATTTGTATTTAAAACAGTAATGTCTGTGTAAACATTTGTTTTATATATTGGCCACCATTCAATTCTTAATTTTCTTAAAATATCATTTGTTGTTTGTGCAAGAAAATTTACAGCTTCTGTATCAGTAGATGCAATACCAAAGCCAAAAATATCAGGTTGATATTTAGTAACATCACTTGCTGTAATAACATCAGCTCCAGTATAATTAGCCATTATACTTACCTACTATCCAGTTTAGAATCTTTCTAAGTTTTCTTTTTAGTTTTTTTAACATTTTTCTTTTTTTTAGGTTTTAATTTTACTACGTTTTCTACAACTTCTCTTAATGTAGATTTTTTGACTTCTTTCTTTACTTCCTCAAAAGGTACAAAGCCACGCATTTTGAAATGCTGCTTGTTTGCTTCATAAGCTTCTTTTGATCTTGTTATTGTTTTTTTTCCGTTTGTAAGTTTTATGTCCATGTTTCTCCTTGCTCCTATGGGCGATTTCTCGCCCATAAGAAAATGATTATTAGCTTACTATACTAGAATCACCTGCTATTTCAACACCATAAGTATCGTGTAATTCACCTACACCATACACAGCTGTCGCCACAATTTCGTCTGCTCTTAAAGAAGCATCTCTTTGTGTTTCAATTTTTAGGTCTTGCATTAAAGCCATTCCTAAAGCGTCTCTATGGAACATAGCTGATTTATAGTCACCAGCATTTCCAGTATTAGCAATATTTGAAGTTTCAAATATTCTGATTCCGCCTAAAGAACCAATGAAGCCATTTCTTAAAGCTTCGTTAGCCAAGTCAGAAACATTACCTGATGTTGCAAATGTATTTGTAATACCTTTTTTCAAATCATAAGCAATGTCAGGGTGAAATACTGCTGCAACATCATTTAAAGGAACATTGTTTCTTCTTAATGTTGCTATAGCTTGGAAAAAATGCTCGACAGTAACTGCTGCTGCTGTAGAACCTACTACGTTTGAAAAACCATCAAATAAAGCAGTCATGTCTAAGTCTTGTTTCTTAGCGATTGCTTCACCAAACAATTTACCAATATCAGCTGCTACGTTTCTTGGTGCAGCGTTTCTTGCTAGATCAGTTAATGTAGTCATTATTCCATTCTCACTTGCAGTAATTGTTACTGAAGTTGGATTGACTTCTGTGTTTGATAAATCAGTTGCTTCATTGACTGCTGCCGCTGAAACTGTACCATAGATTGGTATTTCTACTGACTTACCGCCACCTTGTACCGCATAGTTTCGCACAAGTGGTCTCATAATTGATTGTTCACTTGCAACGAATAATGCTTCAGCTACGATTTCAGTATATAGTTCCGAAAGCGTGCTACTTGTTGTTTCGTTTGCCATTTTAGTTTCCTATTTGTTATTTGTTAAATTTATCTGAACTGCACCTCTGTCTCGTTCTTTACGATATTCTGCATATCGCTTACGATCCTCTGGCTTGCTCAAATCTAAGTCCTGAATATTTAATGGTTTTACAGTTTTACCTTCAACGCTACTCTGGCTACCTGTTCCAGACAAAGACCCTTTTCGGAAGTGTGGGTTAGCATCTAAAAACTCTTTAACTCTATCTTCTATCGTTAATAGTTCCCCTTTAGGGTTATATCTAATATTCTTATTGTTATCAAGCACTTCTATTCTACCATCATCATTATAGTTTACTTCACTCTTTAATAATGAAACTATTTGATCTGGTGCAATAGCATTGTTCTTAGATGCAAGTGATAATATAGAATTATCTACATTGATTGTTTTTACCTTAGACTTCCAGTCAGCTAATTCTTTGTCTTTTTCAGCTATTCTAGCTTTCATTAGATTTTCAAGATCAGCTTTAGTCTTTGCATCTTGTATTTGTTTTTCTTTTGCTATTTCTTCTTCTTTTTTCTTTGCTTCGTCTAACATTCTTTGATGTTTAGCTTTTTCAGCTTCTAATCTTTGTTTGACAATTCTATCAATATCTTCTTGATTAAAAGTTGGTGTTGGTTTCTCGTCAGTTTGAGTTTGTTTAACTTCAGCTTCCTGAACATCATTTTGCGGTTGATTAACCTGTTTGTCGTCTGACATTGTTTCTCCTATATTGTTAATTGTCCATCAGGGCCATACCAACTAGGGTTGACATAAGACCATTGATGTCGGCAGTTATACCCACCTCTTACTACTAGCGGATCACCGCCTTTTTTACCTGACCATGATCTACTTCTCCAAAGCTGCCTTACTTCAGCAACTGTGAAAACATTACTGCTTCGTTTTTTATATACACCATTTATAATTTTTCTGCAATGATCCCTGGTTGTAGGGATTACATCACCAAAGTATTTAACATGAGTTAGACCAGCCTCTGATGCTTTAAAAGCATTTACCTGAGCATCAAATTCTCTAAGGCCATCATTGAGTATTTGACCTGCATATCTTTTCATATTCTCACCAGCTCTATCTCTACCAAATTTAGATTGTAGTGTTTGTACTGATTTAGCAACCTGTGCTTGTCTAGCTTTGTTGTATTTGTTTTTATTAACATAACCAACTAACCTTTTGATCTCAGGATCATCTGAGCTTGCATAAATACCATTTATTGTTTGTCTTAACTCTTTTTCTAGTTCTGCAAATGTATTACCAACTAATGTATTTTGATAAACCTTCTCTGATAACCTTCTTGTAAACGTATTTGATACATCTTTAAACTGAGTAAAATATTGTTGTTTTAAATTTCTTATTAAAGACAAATCACCTTTAGTAAGTTCTTGAAATTCTATAGGTATATTACCAATAGCTTTAAATGCTTTCTCTATTCTTTTTGCTTGTTTGTTAAAACCTTCTCGAACAACAGTATCTGTCCAGGCTAAATACTCTCTTTCAAGAATAGATTTAATCTGTGGTCTTATTGCTATTGCTGCTTGAAGTTCTATTAATTTACCATCTGTTAAAGGTAATCTACTTGCTGATAAAACTACTTCTCTCTCTATCCTATCTAATGTTTCTACTAATGTTTGATAATATCTTGCTTCAGCAATTTCTATTTGCTTAATTCTATATTCGGTTGCGTCTTTT